ATTTGTGTAGGTAGTGGGACTTTTTCTGTTATCTGTACACATGTGTTGTCAATCAGTTCATAACCAACAACCTTCTTTCTAAAACCTTCCACAAAAGATCCAACAGGTTCCTGTGCCTGCTGTACCTTAGTAGGACATTCCACCTTAGCAGTAGGAACAGGTGCTTCTGTCTTAGGTGGTTTGACTTCTGGTGTTTCTGGTGGGTCTGGTGTCTTAGTCTTTGGAACAGGGGCAGGTTCCGTAAGAATCATCTGTTCAGGTTCAAACTGAATAGGATTAAAACTAGGGACCCCAGAATCACAATACGTAACCAATCCTCTTTCGTCATCAGATTTGATCTGATTATTCTTTGGATTATTTGTTTCATGTGCCTCAACACATCCAGGGATGTCAACGATAGGGACACCAATATTTACTGTTACTGGAGGAGCAACTGGTATGGGAGGTGAAGAGTAGTTACGAGGATCCACGATAGTGATGTCAGGTATGTCAACACCACTAACACTAATTTCTTTAATTTCCATTAGTCCTCAAACATCTTAAAGATACCACTCCAAATCGAATGAAAGAAGACATATAAAAAGAAAGTATCTCTTGCTTCTTTCTTAATCTGTTTCTTATACGCAGACTGAGCCATAACATTTAATAACGATTTATCTTATTTAACGAAACTCACCAAACTTTAATTAAAAGCTTGGAATAGCAGGACCAGTCACGTTACCAACAGCAGGAGCACCGCCACCTACGCTAGGAGGGGCAGGAATAGCACCACCAGTTACCTCAGGTAGTTCTGGCATAGCAGCGTCCAACATGCCTGGGAGGGCACCAGAGACGGCACTCACGGCAGCTTCAGTAACCTTGGTGATAGCACCCTCCACAAGGGCATCTTTTTGTGTATACAAGTAAGCACCACCCCCGATCAGACCCAAGGAGGTCAGACCAGAGAGCAGTGCAATAACGTTAATTAATTTTTGCATTTTCTTCCTCTTTTTTGCCGATGGATGGTGCTTTCTTAGGAGCAGAGCCGCCAGACTTTGCTGGAGAAAGTCCGAACGCAGCTAGCGATCCAGAAAACACAGATGCGATAAATGTCGGATCGAAATCTAAAATCTTTTGTCCGTTAGGAAGTCTAACGTAGGAGAATGTGAGGAGAGAAGCAGACCATATAAGTACAACAACTTTCACCAGATTACCAAGGACTTCACTTTTATCTTCATCATGGTCTTTCTCTTCTACTGCAGGTTTTGTATCTGCCATGTTGTAGAGAGTAAGGCAGAATTATTTATTAAAGAGACCGATGAAATATTCTGCATCCACAACAACTAGTGGTTTCTTCCTATTTTTCTTCATGACTACGATAGGTTCATAGTCACCAGCATTTTCACACGCCTGTTCATATGCATCCCAGACGTTCAACCTTTCTACGTTCTTACATTCAATTGAGTGGGGAAACTTCTGTCTTGCTGCCCGTGCCATGATGAGATCTTCACCACCAGCACCCATAGACCGAGACTCAATGTCCTCTGGATGGACATCGAGCATCTCGATCAACATTTGACGAACCCACTTTTGTAAGTTTCTGCCCTTCGCTTTTGCACTCTGTGTCTTCATTAGTCCATGTAAATTTGTCCTCTTTCCCTAATCCCACGGGTCTGGTATTTCCATTTTATTGCTTGGAGAATAAAAGCTTCTGCCAGACTGCTCGGACCCAACCTCAGTATCTGCCAGTGACTGTCTGGCAGGTCTGGGTCCTGAAGTGCTCTCTTTTTCCAGTCTGGTAGTTCTGTCATAGTTCAAAAGTTGCGAAAGTATCTTCTTCAACATCCTGTGTTATCCCTCCAATTACATAAGATTCTACTTCTGTCTCCTGTGGAGCAACTTGTAGACCCTTGGAGGACAACCAGTGCTCGGTCCATGGAAGAGGGTTGTTGTTAAGAGGAACATCAAAGATTGGTTTGAGACCAATTGATTTCATTCTGCGGTTAGCAGTCCACTCAACATACTTTTGTAGTAGTTTGGCGTTAAGACCAATCATAGAACCATCTTTAAACAGATAGTCTGCCCAGATAGTCTCTTCTTCTACACACTTTCTGAACATATCATAGACGTTTTGCTCCTCTTCCTTAGCAATCTCTACGATGTCAGGATCATCACCACTACGCCACTTGTTAAGAATGTTCTGGGTGATGGTCATGTGCTGAGATTCATCTCTCGCGATGAGAGAAATGATCTTGGCGTTGCCTTCCATCAGTTTGTTCTCACCGAAGGCGAACGAACAAGCAAACGATACATAGAAACGAATGCCTTCCAAGATGTATACGTTGGCAACTGCACGATACAACTTGCGCTTGATTTCTTTGAGTTCCCAGAGGGCAGACTCACAATCTTCAATTGCATGTTCCCATTGTTTTCCAGCACCCCACTCTTGTGCTGCTTGTAGGAACTCATCGTATGCCTTAGTGACACTGGTTGCTCTCTCAAGAATCTTATCATCGGTGATGATTTCATCAAACACCTCAGAAGGATCTGGATATACATTCTTAATGATGTATGTGTAAGAGCGACTATGGACCATCTCCATAGTCTGCCAAATATTCATTGCACCCTCAAGCTCGGGTAAGCTGCAATAAGGCATGAAAGCCATGCCAGGACCACGACCTTGTACGGAGTCAAGCATGATCTGGTACTTAAGGTTCGACGTGAAGATGTGCTTCTGTTCTGGACGGAGTTGTTGATAATCGGCACGATCTTTTTGTAGTGAAACTTCTTCAGGTCTCCAGAAGTAACCCAGCTGTTGCTGAGTCAGTTTATCGAAGACAGGGTATTTAAAATTGTCATATCTTTGGACTCCAAGTGGAGCACCAAAGAACATATGTTGCTTAGTAGTATCCACTTGGTTCTTATTGAAGACTGTCATGCCTTCAATCTTTTTCTTATCTTCTCCACCGACTCTAAATTGCACAGCTGTCACACGCTTCCTCCTCTTGGTTTAAAATTTCTTGTAGAAGATCCTCTACAGACTTCTCGTCTTCAACTTTGTCTTCGACTTCATCAGTTTTACTATCGTAGGTGTTTTGATAGTAAGAAGTCTTCCAACCATACTTATATGTAGTTAGAAAATCACCTGCCATGACCGATACTGGGATCTTATTTTCAGGATAATTTTCTGGATTGTAACTCCAGTTACCAGAAATTGCTTGGTCAAAGAATTTCTGCATAACAGCAACTACGTGAATGTAACCTTCGTTACTCTTCATGTCCCACAGGAGGGTGTAATTATTCTTTAGTGTGTTGTATTGCGGAACAATCTGCTTAATAGGTCCCTTCTTCGATTTTTTAATGGACAAGTAGTCTCTAGGTGGTTCGATTCCGTTGGTTTCGTTTGACACAACGGAACTGCTCTCCGAAGGCATCTGTGCGGACAATGTGCTGTGTCGCAATCCGTGTTCTGCGATAGAAGAGCGTAGACTATCCCAATCACAATTCAGTCCTCCTGCGATTTGATCGACTTCAGACTTGTAAGTGTCGATTGGGAGGATACCATCTGCATACTTGGTGCGATCGTAGTATCCACACTTTCCTTTTTCTTTTGCCAACTGGTTACTGGCTCTGAGTAGATTGTACTGGAAGGACTCAGTAAGGTCATGGACGATTTTCCATGCTGCTGGGTCATCGTATTTAACTCCTTGCTTTGCTAGGTAGTGAGCAAGACCAATGTAACCAACTCCAAGACTACGGCGGTTCTTTGTGCTGAGTTCTGCTGCTTTGACTGGATAGTTCTGATAGTCAATCAGTTCTTCTAGACCACGAACAGCAAGATCACACAATTCTTCCATGTCATCCAGTGTCTTTAGTTTTCCTACGTTGACAGCAGACAAGATACACAGAGCAATCTCACCAAACTCATCATCAATGTGCTCGATTGGATTGGTGGGAAGTGTAATCTCTTGACAGAGGTTGGACATACTCACCTTGTCCTTGAAGGACGAGTGTGAATTGCAATGGTCGATGTTCATGATATATAGACGACCAGTCTCAGCACGTTCTTTTAAGAGTGCAAAAGTAAGTTCTTGAGCACCAATAGATCGCTTCGGAATTGATCCATCAGATTCATACTCGCGATAGAGATCATCGAACTCAGGAGTACCAAAAGCATTATACAGACCAGGAACGTCGTGTGGACTGAAGAGTGTGATGTCTTCGTTTTTAATGAATCGTTCATAGAACAACTTGGAGGTTTGAATGGAGTAATCTAGTTTGCGAACACGATTGTCTTCGGTTCCTTTGTTGTTCTTCAGGACAATGATGTCTTCGATTTCTTGGTGCCAGATTGGGAAGTGGACAGTTGCTGATCCACCACGGATGCCATTTTGAGTGCAGCATCTGACAGTGCTCTCAAACTTTTTGAGGAATGGAATAACACCTGTGTGCGCGACTTCTCCACCTCGGATTTTACTGTTGACGCCACGGATTCTGCCTGCGTTGATGCCGATTCCCGCACGTTGTGCAACGTATTTGCCAATTGCCATATCACTGCTAAAGATAGAATCGAGGGTGTCATTGCTATCAATAAGAACACAGCTAGCAAATTGTCGAAGTGGAGTTCGCACTCCTGCCATGATAGGTGTGGGAATGTTGATTTTGTGTTTGCTGATTGCGTTGTAGTATCGTCGGACATAATCGAGTCTAGTTGCTAGTGGATAATCTGAGAACAGAGTCATAGCAATGAACAGGTACATGTACTGAGGTGTCTCGTACACTTCCCCGTTACTACGATCTTGGACAAGATACTTATCAACTACTTGACGGAGACCTGCATAAGAAAACAGGTAGTCTCTGTCATGATCGATCCACGTATTGATCTTTGCCCAGTCCTCGTCACTATACTTATCTAGCAGTTCTTCATCGTAAACCTTGTTAACTGTCGCATTATATAATGCTACATCATATGGTGTCGGCATACCATCTTGCCATACAGACTTGTTGAAGACCTGCTTGCGTAGACCAAACAGGAGCAAACGAGCAGCAACATACTGATAGTTTGGATTGTCTAGACTGATCAAATCACTGGCAGAACGAATCAAGATCTCTTGGATGTTCTCTGTGGTGATACCATCATGGAACTGAATATTGGAATGCATCTCCACCTGACTCGCAGAGACACCTGAGAGACCCTCTGTTGCCTCCTCAACCATCTTGTGAATCTTTTCAAGGTTGAGGGGTTCGATAGACCCGTCGCGCTTCTCTACGTTGATTGTGCTCATACCTTTTTCCATTCGTTCAGTTTAAGTTGTGCTTCTAGTCCTGAGTAAGTATTAGATTCTACCAGAGATTGAACGTCATGTCCAGCAAGTGCCATATCGTTCAGATCTTTTTGTTGAATATGCTTGGGAAAGATGACTACCTTATTTCCCCCATCGATCGTTGCCTTAATTTTAGCAACAATCTCTCTGCTTCGTGGTTCGTTGTCGTAGGTGTATACAAACTGATAATCCATAGAGCGGAGGTCAACATCGCTACCACACATAGCAATAGCGTTGGCAATGAAATGACTGTCAAAGGGTCCTTCGGTGACATATACGGGTTGCGAGGGGTCAATACGATCTAAACCATACACCTTAGGTTTATCATCGTCAAGCATAATTGTGATGTATCGTATCTTTGCCTTTGGGGCAAGAGATCTCCCTTGGTAACCAAACATGTTACCATCTTTATCCTTTAGTGGGATTATAATTCGAGGACTATCTTGTCTCAGATTGTCAAACGTCTTCTTCTGATTGTTAGTCCACGCCTTGAATTTGGGGCAATAGTAAAAACTATCTAAGTCTTCAATTTTTCTATTCTCTAGATATTGTCTCGCTGGGTGAGAACTATTTAGTGCAGAAATAGGTTGCAACCCTGTGTCTTTTGATGCTTTAAACACAGGTTTTTTGAAGTTGAACTTTGGTTCTGGAGTCTGAGAATTTTTCCCAGTCAAACCCTCTCGATATCGTTCCATGACATACTGATCATGGAGATACGATGCCTGATCTTTCAGAAAGTTTGTAAAAGTTCTGCCTACTCCGCAGTTGTGGCACTTGTAAACAAAGTCGTTCTTAACTTTGAATAGATACCCACGAGCTTTGTTCTTGTGTTTTCTAGAGTCGCCACAATAAGGGCAACGAAAATTGTACGTTCTATCATTCTTCTTAGTAAACTTGTCCAGTTGCGGAGATACTAGACTGATATACTTTGTGTCAAGATAACTCACGGACGGACGTACTCACTCCACCCATGATAGCACCATTCGTAGTGGGGGTCAACACCTTTATCATAGGTGGGACCACTTGTAATACTGCCACAAGGGTAGCGAGGACTGCTCCTGCACCGATAACAAAGCGGGCATTCGTATCAACTTTTTTCTGAATCGTAGTAATTCTGCCATGGATAGTTTCAGTATCTTTATCATGACGTTCTTTGATCTCCTCAAGCATTTTGAGGATTAGATCGTCAGTTTTTTCACTTTCATCTAGTCTGTTTTCATGGCGCTCCAAAATAATAGCAATCCTATTGCTATTTTCCGAGATAGTCCCGACTGCTTTCTCAAGTTTGTCAAGCATCTCTTTGGAGAGATCTTCATAAATGTTCAGTTTGCTTTCGAGAACTGCTAATTTACCAAGACCGAATGCCATGATCAGACATTCCTTACTGCAAAATCAAGAGCAGACTGATAGGTAGTTGCATCTTTGTTCAGCATGTAGCGGAACTGCTGTTGCTTGGGTTCATCCAGTTGTGCATAGCAAGCAGCAATACGCTTGGCGGAGAAGTTGTCTAGGTTCTGGGAAGTTCCATCAGAAAAATCAATCTTAGCAAAGGAGGATTCGCCATTAGGATTGAGTTCCTGGGTTGCAACTTGGAGTGCAACTTCTAGTGCGTCGGTATTTTCTTGAATCATGTTAGTAGTCACTTCAGTTTCTTCTTTCTTAAGTCTCTTAGTTTGATCAGATGCTTTCTTTTTGAAGTCAGACAGACGTGCCTTCATCAAGGTGTCCATCTCCTTCGTTTTGTTCTGCATCTTTTTCTTAGCGTCTTCACGCTTTTTCTGCAGATCTTTCTGGCGATTGAGTTTCTTACCCTGTTGGATCTGCTTCTGCGCTCTCTCAGTTTCTGAGGGCACAGCTTCAGAAATAGTTTGTGTTTCTAGTTCTTCCTTCATTTTTCTTTTGTTGATACGAGAGAGCATACTTTTCGCACCTTTAGTGCGACCATCTACCTTGTCTTGGTTGTTCTTTTTGTATTTACGAGCACCCTTAGTATTGACAAAAACAAATGCAGGTGGCATGGCGAGACCAGCACCATTGCCAAGCATCATTTCATTTAGATTAGATTCAGTTGCTTTAGACATTCTTGATCTACTTTGTCGGTTAAACTTTCGGGTAGTCGATTTAAGAAAAGCATGAACGCTTTTAGGTAATTCCAATGCGTCGCCTCTATCTTATAAAAGAGTAGAGGCGTCGCAGCATCATCAAATACATTATACATTACAATGATATGATTTAAAATAAGGTGAGTTTTGAGTTCACCAGTAGTCTCATATCGCTTGAATAAACGTTTAATATATCTGATTCTATTTAGATCCTCTTCAAAGTCACTATACGTAACTGACTGAGGATTATTATAATTTTGAATAGCAAAGAACATCCAGTTTTCTGGAGTCAATTCATTAATGAGCATCTATCACGCAGTAGTTACAACAGCAGTATCAGAAATTACTTCTGCAGCACCAGTAGTGGTGGTGAGTTTGACTCTGTAGGATCCAGCGTCTTCCTCAGCATAGGCAGCAACATCATAGGTGGGTTGATTAGCACCGATGTTTGTCCAGCGTCTGCCAGACTTCTTCTGCCACTGATACTGAAGTGGGGAAGCATCGCCAGGAGGTGTAGCGATAGCGGCAACAGAAAGGGAGAGAACAGCACCAACAGCAACTGCTTGAGAAGCAGGTGGTGTATTAATGGTGATGACAACAGAAACGTCTGCTGCTGCAGCATCGTCTGCCTGGGTCTCATTAGCGTTAGTATCGCCACCAGCAATGAAAACTAGTTGCTCTGCCTTATGGCGAGTGTTACCAGCACCATCAGTATAGGTGAAGTAGGACCACCAACCAGGAGCATTCAGACCGCGTGCTTTGTTCTCCGCGAGTGCTGCTTCAGTTTCATCAATAAAGAGGATTTGTTTTGCTTGGGACGATGCAGACACTCCACGACCAGCTTTGGTCTTGTTAGCATTGCTGTCCGTTCTTCCGTATAAGGACATTGGATCTCCAGTAGACTGATTTATTCTAAGATTATTTATAAAAAAAGGGGACCGAAGTCCCCGTTCTTCATTCAGCAGCTGCTTCGGCAGGTGCTTCGTCTCTTGCTAGAATCGCCTTCTCAACTACAGCAAGCAGTTGGTCATCGATATCAGTCTTGGTAAGTTTGACTGCTTTACGCAGGATGTGCATACAGATTTCAATCAGTTTCTCACCCAGTTCCTCATCGTCGGGGATCTTAGCAATAGCGGCATCGACAATTTTCGATGCTAGTGGAAGTAGAAAAGCGAGCATGATCTTATGGCAAGGTGCAAGCTTATTTATTCTTATTCTTGTGCTTCCACGCAGTAGCGTATGCGATGGACTTCTCATCTTTAGTGAGTTTGCCATCTTTAGCGTATGATCTCTTAATATGTTTGATCATACGCTCATACTTTTTTCCCTTCGGTGCCTCTTCTTTGATCTTTTTCTTGCCAGGTTTTGCTGGTTTCTGATCAGGTTCGCCGTCATCTAGTTCAGGCATCACCTCAACCACTGGCTTCTTCACTTTTTTTCAGTTTCCTCCTTCATCTTCTTCTTGGAGTTGATGATCTTGGAGACCTTCTTGCGACGTGCTAGGAGATACTTGTCAGACTTATCGTGATCACCATCATTGTCGATGTCCTTGTCTTCCTTACCAACGGGATCGAGTTTCTTCTCAGAAATCTCTTGACCTTCTGGTTCAAATCCTGCCTTGACACAATTAGGAACAGACTTGCCACCCTTCATCTTGGTGCCCTTTGCCTTGTAACCCTTCCAGCAGGTGCTAGCGCCGACATTCTTACGTGCCTGCTTCATGCTGCCTTCTTCCAGAGTCTCCTCTGCTTCAAAGACATACTCAACACCATCGAGTTCAAACGATACCGCTTCTTTCTTAGCAGTCTTAGCAGACTTCTTAAATGCATCCTTAGCAGGATAGTCTTCGCTGCCTGGTTTTGCAGGTGCTTCACCACGCTTTCTCTTAGCATGGATGTTTGCATAGAGACCCTTCTTCTCGCTGATGGTCTCTTCTTTCTTCATAGTATTCTTATCTTCCTTCTGACACTTGGAGCACCCCTTCCCTCCACAGTGAGAACAGCACTCTTCCTTGGCAACCACCTTCGTGGTGTCTTTAATCTCTGCTCCATGAGACTGTTTGACACCTGCACCGACACGTAGATCGGTAGCAGGATCAGGAGCACCCGCATTTGCTTTGATATCCTTGGAACCTTCATCACTCTTCTCCTCCTTACCAGAAAGATCGGGGATGGATGTAGATGCGTCAGCACCACCTTCGCGTGTAGGAGTTGCTAGTTCCTTCTTAGGAGGAGCAACAACTTCCTGAATCTGTGAACCCTGGAATCCTTCTCCGCCCATCCAACGGGTGTAGGAATCCATTAGTGCTTCCGAAAAAGCATCATTATGTTTTACGTTAGTCGTTGGTTTCTGACGTTCCATTAGTGAAAATACTTCTTTTCCTCTCTTTATTTATAGAATCTGTGACATTGACGTGACGGATATCTTTAATCCAAGAGCGAAACATCTCTCCCGACTCCGCGATGACGATAGCATAGTTACCACCAACACGTTTAATCGTACCTTTCTCACCAGTCAACGCGGACATAACAAAGTCTCCCTCCTGGAAAAAATCATCATGTCTCTGCTGCTGCCGCAGTGCTTGCTCTCTAAGTTTTTTAAAGTCTCTCATTTAAAATTAGCAGGCAGGTTTTTTCTAATCTCATCCATCATCATCTTGCAGTCCTTATCATTCATAGATCTAGGAATACCCTGGCGGAATAGTTTGAAATCGTTGGCATGTGCTGCACGTCTCATCTTTGTGCCAGAGATGGCAAAGGTATCTCCGTCAGCATCTCTGCTTCCTGAAGATTGAATCTCGATACTCCTGAACGAGAAGTCTTTGCCATTGTATTTGTGTAGAAACTGCATAGCACTTACTCTATCAGATCCTACTAGGAACACAACCTCATTATATCCTGCCATCATCAGGTCTTGCATGATAGAGACAGGATCTTTGGGTCCTGAGTATATTTTACCACGATGTTCTGGAAACATCAAGTTCATGTAATGTAGTTTACGATCAGGTTTGAGTGGGTTCTTGCCCTTCAGATCGAACGACTGAGAGATATAGATTCTATAGTCATGCCCATGCTGACTCGCGATGCGTTTCACCCCATCGAAGTTTTCTTTATGACCTGTAGTAGGTGGTTGGAACCTACCAAAGGTGAAATAACATTTGATGCAGTTTAACGCCATTGTTTCTGGAGAGTGAAGTTGTTGTAGGCAAACTCTAGTCTGTTGACCAGTTTAATCATGCTGCCGTCCTGGTGAAGAACGTATCCTTCAGGCGTAGTCACCTTGTATCCGTTCTCAGTCTGGACAAATGTTCTGAATTGTTCAAGGTGGTCCAGTTTATCTATGATCTTTTGCTTGATCATCTGGAATTCTTTATACAAAGCAAGCATTGCCTTGAACTTATACACGTTGTCCAGCAGATAATTCTCACTCTTGTAGACCAGATTACACTTCTTCACTCTGTTGGCAGGCGTCTTGATCTTCGCCAACTCCTTCTGCATCTTGGCATCATAGAAGTTTACCAGGGCATTAATAGTCTCATCGATGTTACCAACATTTCGTCTATCTCTAATCTCTGCATTGAAGAACTGCTTAAGATAAGTAGAAATATGAAATTTAGCATCACCAGTAGTGCCAAAGTTGGATACCAAGTCATCTAGAAAGTCCCCACAGATCTTACACATCCTTTCTATCTTAGCGATGTGTCTGTCAAAGTCAGCTATTTCTGTAGGAGTTAGTGTAACTTTGTTGATTGGTGTGTCGTTTTGAATACACGCCACCTCTTTGCTTGAGGGAACCTTGGCACCAGCTCTTGCTTGCATCGATGCTAGTTCATCACCAGTGTAGTGGGTGTGAAACACGACACCAATCTTTGCTGATCTGATTTGCTTGCCCAAAGGACTATCTACAGGTGCAGCATAGGTGATTGTATTAGGTCGGAACATATAATACTGGGTTCCGTCTACTGTTTTAGTATCCAGAGTGTCATCAGTGAACAGAAGATCGCCCTGGATGACACCATCGAAGTCTAGTTCCTGGAAATATTTGAGAGAATACTTGAGTTTGGTTGCTAGATCACCATCATACCAAATGTCAATCTGCTCATCGCTGTAGCATGTCTTGGGTTCAGTCTTATTAAAGACCGACTTGGTTCCAACAAAGAACATACCTGTTGTAGGAGACTTACCACAGATAACTGATGGTGCTCCATCCCATTTTGTCTGCAAAAATCCACTTGCATCTGCTTTTTTGCCCAGCATCTTCATCAATTCCTTCAAGAAATTGACTGACGCCACACATCCCTCAACTCCATAGTTGAGCATCTCATCCTCTAGGTGTTCTAAGTGCTTGAGTTGCGTTACGTTTGCCATTACTTTTTGTAGTAGTCTCCGTTGGTATGCGTGGGGTAGACACCACCACTCTTGTTTCTGATGTTGAACTTGAACTCGTAAGACTTGGTTTCAAATACAATATCAATACGCTTACCAGTGCCAGAGACACCACCATAGTTCACTTCTACCTTATTACTTAGGAGAGTAGAAGCATCTTCCATATACTTTCTATCGATTTCATAGAAGTGCAAGTGAGATCCAGTGTAGTGACACATCCAATATCCATATCCTACACCACTGGCGATCAGATCCTCAAGTGCTCTCTTACCTTTAGAACTCAAAGTAGTCTCTGCAATGTGACCAGGAACTGTAGGACCACCAGTTTTGCCATAGTTCTCAAAGACATCTAGGAACTTCTGTTCATTGATACCAAACATTTCTAGATAAGTCTTACCATCTACAGGGATCTCTCCTGCTCTTAGTTTTGCTTCAGGGAATAATGCTAGTTTGTCTCCACCGCTGGAACGAACACCGCAGTTAAAGAATGATAGTGTGCTACCAAACTTCACCGAAAGATACACGGGTTTGCCAGCAACTTCTAGTGTAATGTCTGTGAGTGTGGAACCAATATCAAGGGTGCTAGCACCGCCTGCAGAGATAATAATATTGCTTCCTTTCTTCTTGAGAGGTCTTGCTTGGTTCTTACCACCCTCTCCAATTGCTTTGGTTGGTGCCTCACCATATGCTGCTGTGAGAGCACCTACGATTTGTTCTACGTGGTCTTGATATTTTTTGACTGGTTGTCCAGAGCAATAATCAATCAACGCCTGGGTGAGGTCATCCTCATACTGATTACCCATGTTGACTTTCTTACCACCCCTGACTTGACCACCAAACTCCCCAGTCTTCTCAAAGTCTGGCAGTTCTAGTTCAAAGTCCCTATTGCTAATTGCTCTAGGTGTTTCTTTACTAGCGGGGAAATTGCAAGTAAACTCGATATTATTCTGTCCACGGAAACCTGCTAAGCAGATTGTCTGGAACAACATCTTCGCTTCTGCTTCATCACTCTTGGACATAGTAACAAAGTCCATAAAATTAGACTTTGTATACTTCTTGCCTTGCTTCATTGTCACCTGAAAACCTGAAACCTCTACGACACCAACATCAGTGAGGAATCTATTCTCTTTACCATTCCTACCTAGTGCCTTGTCGAAGAAGGTATCGATTCGGTCTAGGTATTTGCCACCATTCCTGGCAAAGTCTCCTGCTTTCATTTAATAAGAAGCATCTTCTCCTTTGTTATTTATTTCACACTCTTCGTATTCATGTTTGGTGGCATCATAGAGGAGGTCAAAGTCCTCCTCTGTCAAAGAATGAGTGACGACTCCATTGTCGTCATAGATGTGATACATCTTATCGGTCGTCTGCTGCGCGGTTTTCGCTTTTGAAGACATCGAACTCTCCTCCTGGATAACGCTTCTTAAGTTTGTTGACATTCGTCTCTACAACATCGTCGAATGACACTTCTAGTGCCATACATGCTTGAGCAACATACCACATGATGTCACCCAGTTCAATGATCAGGTGCTCTCGGTTGTCTTCGTTCCAAGGTTTTCCTTGGAATACCATCTTCTTAATGATCTCAAGAAACTCACCACCCTCAGCATTAATTCCAACACCAGCAGTAAGGAGTCTCTCAATATTGGCACCTTGTCGATCAAGGTCACCGATACGATCAGCAAAGTCAACGAAATTTGTACTAGCTTCACTAGTAACTGCTGAAACAAATTCTTGATAACGTTCAAAATTGACTTTAGACATGTTAGATAATAAAGGAACTGAATTTATCGATGCGTTTTTGACGATCTGAGATGTCGTCAAACTGCTCGGTGGGATCTTCCTGATCCGTGACGGAAGCAAGAGGCACTTCGTCCTCAACATTATACAACTTCATCTTCGCTCTGTCAATACCCACAGTGAACTTGCGCTGCCACGCCAAGTCATTGTATCGGTTCTTCAACTGCTTGACCATGATGCGACCAGACTGCTCCAGTTCCTCCGTAGAGATTAGAGCAAACATAAAGTCAGCAGTAGCAGGCAAACCAAAAGATTCAGAAGTGTCAGTGAGTTCGATGTCACTATTGCCAAACCCTGAGCGAGTTGTTTGTGTTGCAGAAACAATAGGAACATCATGTTCCACAGCAAGTCCACGTAGTTCTTCAGCAATCGCTTTCACATAAGTGTAAGAGTTCACAATGTGACCCTTGTATCGCGAACTTGCACAAATATTTAGATAGTCGATGAAGATTATGTCAGGTTTGAAAGACTTTTTCAATGTAAGTTCGTTGAGGAGCGCCTTGAAATGCCCAGCATGTGCGCTTGCTGTAGGGTACTCCTTAATGATGAGACTGCCTTGTGTTTTTCTACCAATCTCATGTACTCGGGAAGTGAATATCTGCTCTGGTAGTGTAGCGATGTCCCGTATGTTGACATTGAGGAGATTAGCATCAATTCTTTCTGCAATCTTCTCCTCAGACATCTCACAGGTGACATAAAGAACGTTCTTGCCTTGGGTAAGAGCAGCAGCGGCGCAATGACACATAAATAAAGACTTCCCGACACCAGTGCCAGCGAGAGCAATATTAAGCGTCTTATTGGGTAAACCTCCTTTCGTGATCTGATTGAACTTCTCAAGGTCGAAAGGAATCTTCTCTTCATCTTTGTGGTAAAATTCATAGCGTTCGGTTACATTTTGAATGTAGTCGTGTCCGATGTATTCGTCGAACGATACTGCCAAGGCTTCTTGGAGAATGGAGGGTATCGCATCTCTCGAAATCTCTTTATCGCCTCCATCTGCGATCTTGATAGAGCGTAGGAGGGCGTTGTAGATTGCTCGTTCTTGACACCACTTTTCTGTTCGGTCTCGCAACCAGTCTGTGTCTGTTTCTTCGTCGGAGTATTCCTTAATCTGTTTAACAGACGCTTGATAAGTATCTTCGGTGAGGTCATTTCTCTGCTGCAATTGTAAGATGACAACTTCGGCAGTAGGAACTTTGTCGTACTTGGTAGAAAAATCATTGATTTCTTCAAAGACCACACGTTCAGTGAGGTCTTCAAAATACTCTGCTTTGAGAAACGGAACTACCTTGCGATAGTAAGACTCGTTACCAATAAGGTTACGCAAGATAGTTGTTTCCAGTTTCTCACTCATCATCTACTCCGTACAAGAATTCTTTTTGTGCCTGTTTATCTAGTTCATCGAGGACTTCGGGGGTGAAGTAGGTCTCTGGGTCTTTGAGGATTTGCTTTGCGTACAATTTCTTTCCATCAATCTCATAACGTCCAGCAGAATTTTTCCACAACCCTGCTCGTTCGCCCATCTCAAGTAGTCCATAGTGTCTTTCTAATCCTCTAGAGTCAAAGTAGAGTCTAGTCTCTACCTTCGATCCTTCTCGTGTCAAACGAGACTTCTTAGCCTCGCATTTGATAATGTTTCCAATGAGTTCTGTTCCATCTTTCTCTTTTTTCTTTCCGAGATAAATGATTGTAGAAGCGGAATATTTGAGACCACTCCCTCCTCCCATTTCTTTTGTAGGAACGTAAGCGCCGACGACATCATAGGTGTGATTGGTAACCAACATAGGTATGTTAGCCTTGCCAAGTTTGAGTGTCAAGATGCGAAACACAGATTTAATCAATTGTGCTTTCGTCATGTCACGGACGTTCTTGTCGTTCGTGGCATCCTCTACCTCTTTCTTGCTAGCGAGCATACCAAGAGAGTCTAGCACAAACATCAGGGGTTTGCGTTCTCCCTCCTTCTGTTCCATGAACTTGTCAACAATTCGTATTGATTGAGTTCGGAACTCTTCAATGGTATCCACTGGGAAAATGATCATGCGACTAGAGTCAATCCCACGACTCTCGATCATCTGCTTACTAATAGCAGACTCAGTTTCAAAATAGATGACGCCAGCATCAGGATCAGAATCGAGGAAATGCTTAACGACAGAAAGACAAAAGAAAGTCTTTCCAGTGCCGCTCTCTCCTGCCACAGCCGTGATCTTATTGGAGGGAAAACCTCCATAAATGCTGCCACTAACCAGGGCGTTGATGATATAACTCCCAGTATCAACAAAAGATTCAACGTCGCCAGCAGCAACGCCATCACTAACGAATGAAGCAAATTCATTCTTGCTGTCCTTAATGACTGTATCTAGAAATCCCATAATTTAGAAAAATGATAGTAGTGAAACTTTCTTCTCGTAATCCCAACCGATGCATCCTAGCACGTTCTTGAGAGGTTCTAAGAATGACTTCTCAAATTGTAGTTGATAGTCAATGTACTTGTCAAGGTTTAGTTCCTTGGGGATGTCACTGAAGAAACTGATGCAGTTCTGCATCATTGGGTTGGGTGTCTTCAGATAGATGAATTTAATTTTCTCGCCTTCCTGAATGATGGGATACTTATTAGTTAGCTTGTTCTTTTGAACATAGTAGTTGTAAAGTAAGGATCCTCTCACATGGATTGGTGTTCCCTTGCGGAAGATATCATGGGAACATTTGTACTTGTCTAGACCATTGACACCGCGTGGGAATGCGATGTTCACATAGTCTTGCTTGCGTGTATCCTGCTTGACAAACTCAATGAAGTCAATCAGGTCCTGGTTCTCCTGCGTCAAGATAATCTTGAATGCTTGGAACAACTTGTCGCGATAGTATTGTGGTGTGGATGAGCGAGCAGTCTCAAGTCCCATGATTTTCATCTTGGGTTCCTTGTACTGGACCCCTTCGCTGTTCCACACGTTGAGGATATAACGCTTCTTAGCAGTCCAGATGCCACGATTAGCGATGTTCTCTCGCTTCATGACCATCTTCTGATCGTATGCGTTCATGTAAAGGGCGAGCTCTTGGTAAGAACTTTCAATATACTTTTCAAGTTCCATCTTACACACCTTATCAAGGAACGCGACAACTCCTTCATCAGTCTTCTCTCGGTTGGCGTATATAGTTTCAACCAGAGGACCCAGGTTAAGGTAGATAGAATCAGTATCGCTAGCAATAACATAGTCAACATTATCAGTCTTCAGAATCTTATTCAGTTTCTCATTCATCTTGTTCTCAATCCAGCGGATTGAGAGTTGTCCTGACAACGTGATTGCCTCAGCGATCTCAAGACGAAAATATCGAAAGTGCTCATTCCCAATAGCACCATAAGCAGAGTTAAGAGAGATCTTCTTTGCCATCTGGATATTGTTACAGCGGGCAATCTCTTTCTTAAGTTCAATAGTAGGAGTCTCCTCGTATTGTTGCTTTGCCTTGAGCATTTTCTTCTTGAAGATGACACGCTCATCGTACATCTTCTGCATCATCATGGGCAGAAATCCCTGCTCATCGTTCTTGTAAAGAGTCCCGTTGGCAGCAAGACAATTAGACAAATCAGATGTGTCTACCTTCTTCTCAAGCAACTTATCAACTGTTGCTGTAGGGTGTCGGTTTGGGAGCAGGGTCTCTGGTGAGAGGTTATACTGCATGATAAGATGAGGGTATAGACTATTAAGGTCAAAAGATACAACCCAGTCATAAAATCCTGGATTAGGTTCCTTAACATATGCCCCAGCATACTTAGCGTCTTTTCGTGCTTCTTTCTTAGGAGGGATAGCAATTTTACGCTTAAGTAGTTCGACATATATGTAGTTGTCCCACATACGTACCTGTGAGAACACATCCTCAAAGTTGACCTTAGCATCGTATGCCATGGTGAATGCCAGTTCCAAGAGTTTCATCTTGTCATCCAACTGGTCAACCAGGCGAACGTCAATGATGTTGTACTCTACGAACTTCTGCCAGTCATTCTGATAGAACTCTTTGAAGGTGTCATACTCGCTATGATCCACCTTGTTAGTTCCCAGTTCAACGTGGGCAATATGATCTAGTTTATAGGATGCTTGGTTGGTGTAAGTGAACTTACGATACAACTCAAGATAGTCTAGTGTAGCGATACCAGAAATGTCATAAGCAATCTGCTTGCGACCTTTGATATAAATCTCACGACATAGTGTTGACTTCCAAGGAGACAGCAACTTTGCCTCACGCTCACCAATAACACGTTCAATACGCTTACTGATGTATGTCATATCGAACAACTGGACATTCCATCCAGTGATCACATCAGGATAGTTACTCATCCAATAGTGGATGAATGCCTGCAACATGCCAACTTCAGTGCTGAAGTGCATGTAGTCTACATCCTTGTGGGTGTTGTTGAACTCATAGCGTCCGAACACCTGGATGCGTCCTGTGTGAGAGTCCTTGAGAGAGATCAGAAGAATCTCCTGGTCAGCAGTCTCGATGTCAGGAAACCCGTTCTCTGCTGCTGTCTCGATGTCAAGTGTGAACACACGGATCTGACTAGAGTCAAACTCAATCTGATCTGCAGGATATTCTTCTGCAATGTATTGATTCAGATAACGAGTTTGACCACAAATCTCGAAGTCAGGGATGTCTTTATGCTCATCCACAAACTTTCTTGCATCACGAATCGTACCCTGCTTTACAGGGCGGACGTTCTTACCATCCAGAGTCTTCCAGCGAGAAGGTTGTTGTGTGGGGAGGTACAGCGTAGGGTTGAAAGGAACCTTATCGCTAAATGCTACTCCGTTTTGATATCCACGGACGTGGATGTTATTACCTGCCTGCTGAACGCTGGTGTAAAACTTCATTTCAGTCGTGTGTCTTTCAAGTCATAGTATTGTGCCGAGAACATTGGAGATGGTTCAGCAATAACAGTGATGTTTTCTGAACGCACTACCAACTCGGTGTCGTCGCTGTAGAGAGGAAAGGGCAGTGCCCCGTCCTCGCTAACTTCACAAGCGTATTTTAGCACACAATCGGGGTCACCCAACTCTGTATCAGGAATCTCCTCAACCTCTGCTACGAGCCAATGCCCGTCAAACTTCAGCAGTTTCAGCATCTTCTTGAGCAAGTGGTTCAGCGATAGGATGCTTTGCAGTCTCTCCTGCTACTCCAGCAGTAGGAGCGTCAGTTCCAGTTACCTCAGCAATCTCTGCTAGTTGTGCTTCTATGTTTGGGTTGGTCTGACCCTCTTCCCACTTAGGCACTGCTTCAGTATTCGCTTTCTCTTGCGCTTCCTGCTGTGCTACCAAGACTCCAATCTTATTGCGATATGCTTCGTTAAGACCTTGATCTGGTTCACCGATCGCTAGGATGCAATCATAAGGCACACGGAACTGATAGTCCACAGAGTATGGGCACCACTTACTAAACTTAACTTGAAGATCCAATTCAGAATTAGGATCATCAGAACTTACCAGTTCAAGGATGTAAGGGTTCTTCATTACAAGACAAACGCCACGCTTGTCTTCTCCAGTTCCTTCAAATACTTCTTGTAGTTCACAGATGACACGCTCGCCATTCTTAAACACAACAATTTGATCAGCCATAGTTCTCCAATGTTTCTAGTAGTATAACACAAAATGCAAAAGGGGGCAACGCCCCCCTGTGCCAGATATTTATTTGACTTCGTATGTGGTTCGTTTCATATGGTCTGGAATAATTTTCTCTAAACTAATGATCAACAGACCGTCATTAAATGCTACGTCCACAACTCGAACATCGTCAGCGAGTTGCCAAGATTCTGTAAATGATCTTCGGGACAATCCTTTGTGCAAGTATTCAACTTTAGGATCTGTTCCTGCAGTCTTGGTGGCAACTCGGAGAAGGTTTGATTCAGTAGATACTTCAATCTCCTCTCTTTTAAATCCTGCGAGAGCGATTTGAATTTCGTAATTACTGGAGTCATGTTTGATTAGGTTATACGGAGGATAGTTCTTGTTGTGACTTGTCATTGAGTCAAGTCTGTGGAACATATCACTCAGACCTACAGCGTGGGGCAAATAGATATCCCAAGTATTTGTCATTGCGGTTCTCCTTTATTTAAGCGAGAGTTTAATTGATCGGACCCCGAAGGCATCCAATATTATTTAACCAAGACACAAAAAAAGTGATGTGGTATAAACCGCATCACTTTGTAGGGTGTTCCGACTTTCGTAGAGACCGCACGAAAGGTCTCGCTATTATTTATGCCTCAGGTTTCTTTCTACCAATGTTGTATTTTGATTCCAATGTCCATTCTCCCTTATCCTTATAGGAGAGAACTTTAATTTGGTTGAGGGGTGCAACGTCTTCGATCTGAGACTTATCAACAATAGAAATAAGACCCCAATCAGAAAGAAGTTGAGCGATTCTGTTACGGCGTTGGACATCATTTAATGACAGGTTAGTGTTTTTTCCATCCAGAGCAAACAACTCTTTGAAGTGAACGATGTAATATTTGCCTTGTTTATGGAGAATATGACATGACTGATATAGCTTTCTATCACGTCTAGATGCAACACCGATACGAGTGAGAGTTTCACGTACCTTCAGAAAGTCGTCGGGTTCATTCAGAACCACTTCAACCATATCTGCTGGTTGCCATTGAATTTCAGTTTCAGTCATCTCGTTCCGCCTGTATCTAATAATTTTTTGATCTGTTCAAGGTCAGAATTAGTAAGAATTCTAAGGGCGGCAACTGCTTTACTATGGTTGTATCCATAATATTGCTTCACCAATTCAAGGTTCTCTAATTCATCTTTTCGCAACCAGGGAGAGAAACGTTTCCTTGGCTTCAAACTATTTATGTAAAAATCATATTGCATCTTCTTGTCCAAATGATTATGGACATTCATCTCGTTAGCATACAGGATGCTATCGGTAAAAGATGACAGGCATTTGTTGATAATAAAAGGGGGATAACCTTTAACTGCATCTACATCTGCATCCATCAGATTCTTCTTGGATTGATTGATGCTGTACAGGTAATCTCTCAGTTCATACTTCATATTAAAATTTTGCAGTCACACCGATAACTTTAGCATTAGGGTTACGTGCCAGGGCAACCTCTCTTGCCTCCTGGTAGTCGCGAGCATAAACCTCCTCAGCGAAGACCTTGCCAGCAACATAGAGTTTCACTTCACACTTCATAGTTGGTTAGGACGAGTTCCTTGCGAGACGCTTGATCTGTATTATAACTCCCCACGCTCCTCATGGTGTAAGTGTGTGCAAATTCTGCAGCTGTCCACCCCTCAAAGCGATCTCGGATCAGTTGCGACGAATTGTAACTAATAAGTTGAGGACTGATAAAACGATCACACTTGATAGCAAAATGATCGTGGTTAAATCCTTTGTGCATGTCACCTCTACGACCATATAGGTTGGATCCAATTTCGTAGGGGGGATCAAGGTAGATGAAGGTCTGCTTGTGATCGCTAAGGAGTTGTTCATAAGACATATTAGTAATTTTCCAGTTACCAATCAATGCTTGGTAATCAGTCAGTTTCTCAATACCATTCAGCGAGAAGTTGCTGTCACTTGCTTGCTTGGAGAAAGATGATGACTCAGTGAGACCTGAAAAACTGCACTTATTGACAACGTAAAAAGACACAGCACGCCAAATGTCCTCATTGTATGGAGGAAACTTGGTGCTAGTCTGAGATCCAGCGAGGTAATCCTTCGCATCCAGAAATAGACTCTTGGCACTGGTTGGATCTGGATGTCGCTGCTTGAGTTGAAGGAGGATGTTCTTAAGATCATGTCCGTTATCCTGTAGAACTCGCCAGAAATTATATAGAGGTTCATACAGATCGTTGACCCAGATATTGAGACGTGGGTAACGCTTAGTAACTTCCAATGCTACAGAACCACCGCCCAGAAAGGGTTCGTGGTAGTCAGTATATCCTGACAAATCAGGAATGTATTGGAAGAGTTTACTCAGGGCACGACTCTTCCCCCCTGGATAGCGAAGGGGAGTCTTCAGGGATTTCATAGTCTGGGGCATTGTACTTCAAGTATTCACGAAAGATGTGCTTCATTTCACGCTCGGTCATTCCACAATGAGCGGCGGCAGCAGGAAGGTTCATTGTAGCACGAAACAAACCATCATTTGCTTCCGCCACATTTTCAGGCGTCGTCTTCTTCAACTTGGTCGAACTCTTCGATTTGACTTGTAACAACAATGTGTTGTCCGTTAATCTGGTACTCATGCTCTCCTTTCTCTTCATTGAATCCTAGGTACTTCAGGTCATCATCCATAAACAGGTTCTCTCGGAGTGCTGCTTGTATTTTATGATGAATAAGATCGGTTTTGCTTACTTGCATTGTATTTCTTAAGAATCTCTTTATTTGAATTCACATCCCATCATCACCTCTGTTAGACAGGCAAGAAGATTGACTTCTTGGTCAGCAACAAAAGCAATCTGGTATTGATACTTTGCAAGAATCAGAACTGCTTCTGGGATGTACTTAGGTTTGATTTGCTCATACAAAAGATTGTATATCTTTCTCATGACAATGTTAGGATCATTGTCGATGTTCTCTATAACCCACTTGCGTACAGTTGTGAACTCTTTGTTCTTAAGAGCTGATAGCAGTTGATCTAGATTGATGTCAGCAATATCAACCAGGATGTTTGTGTCAATCTTACCTGATGCTGAGTGACGCTGAGTCTCATTGATCAAGCGACGCCAGTCAGGGAAGTAACGACCAATAAGTTTGACAAGGATCTTGTCCTCATACTCAATCCCATTTTCGTCAAGGATTTCTTTCAAGCGACCAAAGAACTGCGCTTGAAGTTTCTGCTGCTGTGCCTTAGCGATACGAAAGTCAACGACTGTGCATCGTGAGTGCAGCGGTTCAATAATCTTGTTCTGGAAGTTACAAGTGAAGATGAATCGGCAGTTGCTGTGAAACTCCTCCACAAAGGCACGTAGCGAAAGTTGCACGTCATGGGTGGTGTTGTCTGCCTCATCGATGATAACGACCTTGTGAGGTGCCCCACCGACCAGAGAGACTGTAGATGCGAACGTCTTGACGCGGTTGCGAACTGTGTCAATGAAACGTCCTTCATCAGACCCGTTGATGACGATGTAAGAGGCACCGATCTCCTCACACAACGCTTTAGCAACAGTGGTCTTACCGACGCCTGCAGACCCCAGGAGAAGCAGGTTAGGAATCTCTCCCTGCTCTACAAATCCTTGAAATGGTTTCTTGAGGTTGTCAGGCAGAATGCAGTCATCAATTTTTTTGGGACGATACTGCTCAACCCACAGAAACTTCTTCATCAAAACTCCAATGCAATATAATAAACAAGATCCAGACGAGTGTGACGCCACTCAGAAACTAGATGCTTAGACACCTTAACATGATAGTCGCCTGGTTGCAGACGAAGGTGTTCCACTTTGAGGACTAGTTCATAATCCCCAGTCGTGTCTCCTGCGATAGTCTGGCAATAGTCATTGCTAGTTTCGTTCTCGGAGTCACGAAGATACAGACTGATCTGATTGTCCTCAGACTTGAAGACCAGATCTGTCAGGTTGTAAACTGCTGCTGCTTTCTGCAGAGAAGTGATATCTTCCCAGGTGATGTTGAAATCAATATCAGCACCAGGGAAATTGATGTTCTTCTCAGGAGCAGACTTGAGAGTGATCTCAGGATCCGAGAAGAAGTATTTGGCAGAACGACCGCGACTACGGATAGTCACATAGTTCTCATTATCAAATTCCAGAACAGGATTCTGGAAGAGAGTCAGACCAGCAAGAAACTGGTTCAGATCATAGATGCCAAACGTCTGAGGGAAACTCTCTTCACATGAATATTGTGCAAGAGCATTCTCTCCGACGCTGATTGTCTTCAGTTCGTTTCCTTCACGAATAAGGATGGAACTATTAATTGTAGAATAGTTCTTAAGGACCTGAAGAGTTTGTTCAGAAAGAATAACTTTATTCATTGATTGTAAGTTTCGGTAACAGAGGACTTGTCGCTGAAGTGGAGAAGCAGCAGTGCATAGTGAAGGATCTTAACGATGTCACGTCGTGCAGTGCCTTTCTTATCGTAGCGAGAAGCATATTTCAGGATGTTGCTGCGACAGAATGCTTCAGCATCTCCAACAGATTCAATTAGATCCAGTGTCTGAATCTTATCGTTGCCAGCAGAATAGTGTTGATTGTATGTGCTGGCAATGTAATCACGTAGCTCTTGGATGAGAGCATCTTCATTATATTTGAAAGTCATTTACCCCAGATGTACTCAATGTTGTCATGATAGCACTCAAAGATCGTGCCGTCAATTGCTTGCATGGTGAGTTTGATTCCCTCACCACTCATAATTTTACCAGACTTATAGTCGCAATTTTTTAGAATTGCGACTTGTCCAACATAACCATGAAATTTATCACTCATTGTCTTCCTCCATCTCAACGTTTTCATCGAGTTTGGTGTACAGATCAAGGAACAGAGTCTTGGTCTCCTCATCGAAGCGGTTGACACAGATCTTGATCGCTTTCATGCGGTCACCCCAAATGGCATACGCACGAATGATGTGAGACAGGCGGCGAGTAGAAATAACTTCGTCAACACCACCATCGGCAAACGTTTTGCGAATAACATCTGCCCAGTCTGCAAGTTTACCATAGAATTCTGTGTCAGTCAATCCAATGGCAGCACCAAGACGCTCAAGGATCTTGGTCTCAACCTTAGGAGTCGGATACTCTTGCTCGAAAGTCAAGGCAAAACGCTCAAGGAATGCTTCGTTAAGAACGTTGGTGCCGATGAAGCGACCATCATCAGAACCCTTGCCCTTGGTGTTGGCAGTAGCAATGATGTTGAAACCAGCAGCAGGTTTAATGTAGCGACCAGTCTTCTTCAAGAAGAGACCCTTGCCTTCCAGAATAGATTGCAGACACATGATCTTGTTAGAGGCAAGATCAACCTCGTCTAGAAGCAGCACAGCTCCGCGTTGAAGAGCTTCGATGAATGGACCATTATGCCAAACAGTTTCGCCATTAACAAGACGGAGCCCACCAATAAGATCATCTTCGTCAGTTTCAATGGTGATGTTCACGCGAATGATCTCTCTATTTAGAGCAGCACATGCTTGTTCAACACCAAAAGTTTTACCATTACCAGACATACCAGTGATGAACACAGGGTAGAACATCTTGGACTGGATGATCTTCTTCACATCAGTGAAGTTACCGAACGGGACAAAAGTGTCGTCTTTCTCAGGAATGAGATTCTGCTCCACAGCAGGAATTGCTGCAGGTGCCTCAAAAGTTTGCTCCAGTTTTTCTTGAACTGTAAGATTCCACTTACCGCGACCCACGTTGTAATCACGAATACGCTTGACAGCAGTAGGGTAAGTAACACCAAAATGGTCGCAAGCAGAACGAACGTGATCGGCATTGATGTCACTCCCGAAGTTCTCAGTCAGGTAAGAAGTAAGTTGTGTGGTGGTCAGGTCAGACTTGGCAGGCATTGGTTGGTTGCGTATGAAGTAAGTATAGGGCAGAGTGGGGCAGAGTCAGGGGCAGAGTGGACACTATGCGATCTGACTGATGAAGTTGTTCAGGATGACTTTGTTGTTTTGTTTTGTCTTGAGCATCTTGCGGAATGCAGCACGAACAGCAGTCTTGGAAGAACCAGCATCCACGTCAAGTGTTGCTTCTTGGGTAGGAGTTTTTCCAGACATCACATACAGAGCATCATATGCAAGAGGGTTAGGAAGAATAACAGATTTAGTTTTCTTCCAATCCTTATACAATTTATCAAGTCCGTCTGCAGAATCGACACAATAGCGACGATAAAAACTAGAGAGACCTGATCCACCATCAAGGAGACGGATGCCCATGACATTGACACTGGGGTGAGTTTCTTTCAAGTTGTTGATGAACACGTTTGTCTGCTCAGTCCATCCATCCAGTCGGTTGTAGGTGCGACCGAGTTTTCTGTCACGCAGAACTACATCACCACCATCAATGCGGCGACCAACAACATGGGGTTCTTCATCATGATACTGAACTTCACAACCATAGGTAGAACTACAAGATTCTCCGTCAGTCAGAATGCAAAGGTTGATGTTGCTGACACCAGAAGTCTTTTTAAACTCAGGAATGATTGACTTCATCACAAGAATAGATTCGTTGAGAGGAGTGCCAGACAGACCCATACCAATGGTTTGCTGATAACCAACATAGTAACAAATAGTAGAAACTTCACGGAACATGTTGATACACTGACGTTCCCAGTTCTTAGAGTTAGAACGAGACGAAAGAATGTTCATCATGCGGAAGTAAGACTTACTGACATACACCTCATTCTTCTTCAGGTTGGCGCGATCATCATAGTAATCATCTTTGTTAGTCTCAACGCAGTTGTTGATTGCACGTTCTGCAGTTCTCCACTCATTGGTGAATGCATACACTTCAAAGGGGATCTGAACTTTCTTGCAGAACATACACAAGATCATCAGTTGCTTGAGAGTGGGCATCAAAGTGGTGCCCATAGAACCAGACCAGTCAAGAATAAACAACAGACCATGGTTCTTGCCCTCAGGAAGGATGGTCACTTTCTTAAACAAATCATCGCTGTACTTGTAAGTATGAAGTACACCACAATCAAGCACACCAGTGCGAGAAGTCATTGAACGAGAGTATGCTTCTGCTGCTTTCTTGCACTCAAATTCCTTGACAAGATAGTTGACTTCTTTCTGCACAGACTTCTTGAAATCTTTGTACTGAGAGTCTACCCAATCATAGACAGACTTGTCTTCGGAAGAACACTCATCGATCCAGTTGTGAATCGTATTCCAATCAACGACATACTCAGAAGGATTAATAGTAGGAATGTCCACATACTTAATGCGGTCAAATGATTTGCTGCTAAGAGTCTGAGAAGAGGAATCAAAGTTTGACTGAGTATCAGACTCAGCAATATCACTACCTCCGATACCAGGACCTTCTTCTAGCTCTTCTTCAATCCACTCATCATAATTAGTTGTATCTTCACCAAGATCAGGACGACCTTCCTGTTGCTGCTCAGGTATTTCGCCATCGGTGCTTTGGGTTTCAGACGGAGAAGATCCACCATCGCTACCAGACTGAGGAACATTAGCGAGTTCCTCCATCTTTTTTTGTTCTGCTTTAGCGAACTCCCAGATTTTTTTTGCTGCTGCAACTGCTTCATCGAAGGTCTCTGCTGCTGCAGTCATGGTAACAAATTCTTGCTCCTCGTCGGAGAAAGGAATGATGATCGAAGCACCGATCTTGAAGTGCAGGTTGATTCGATCAATAAGTTTCAAGGCATCAAGGTTCTCACCTTCAACGCCAAAGAAGTCATCTTCATGCATCTCACGATACCCATTGAAGAATGCTTTGCGAAGACCAGGATAGCGACGCTTCATCAACTTCTCGATGCGAGCATCCTCAGTCACATTTACATAATCTTTCGGACAATCAAAGTCGCCCCATGAATCTGTGTAGAGAGCGTGTCCGACTTCATGACCAACCAGCAGATCATAGACTGTAGAGGATGCACGATCCCACTTAGGCAGAGTCAGAATACGATTGTTGACATCAAAGGAAGCAGTGGAGCAGCTGCGATGCTCTACCACAAGGTTCTCAGTGGCAAGCAGTTTGGCAAGGTTGCCTTTAATCTCTTGGGTCAGCATGGCGTCTCTCAGTTGATACACATACTATAAGACCCCTGGCGGGGTTTGCCAGAGGTCAGTAGACGGTTCTTCAAATGTCTACGGCGTTGTTTACTTGCGCGGATTCGTCCTTTACAAGTACCCTTGCCGTGTTTGTCTTTATTAGAGTGGTGCTGCCAGTTTGGCGTAGTCATTGTTCCAAGGTAAGTGTATACAATATATACACAAAAGGGAGACCCGAAGACCCCCCTGTGACACTACTAGTATTGGAACGTGCTGTCCTGCATACCCACATCACCTTTAGGCATAACGTTAAATGCTAAGGCGTTGCGAGTCCATTCAGACTTGTGCTTCAGAACCTTATGCCTCAGATCACTAGGGAACAAAAGGATCATGGCTTTCTCTGGTGTAAAGTTCCAACAATAAGAATTAAAGAAATTAAATTCCATCGTCTGAACACATATGTTAGAAGGATTAGCATCAGCAAACTGAATTGCAGAACTTCCCTCATCATATTCACCATAGTAGATGATACCACTCAACCAGGAATTGCTGTGCATGTGTTCTTCACAGAATCCACCTTCATATGTTCTAGTAAACCACGAGGTTGTAAACTGAACATCACAAAGATATCCCATTGTCTTGATAGCATAATCAAGAACGATGTTATACAATTGTTCTTTTACTTTTTCATTCAGGTCAAGAACATTTTTTTGTGCTGTTACAGCACCATTAGTTCCATCACTACCATCATCTTCCCTCCATTCACACTGAAGTGCCATTTCCTGAAGGTCTAAACACATTTCATCAGGAACGTGATGGAGGGAAACTGCCTTCGCAAACAGAGGGAATATCTCCCATCCATCATTTGTTCTAAGACTTGGATATGTCATTCGTCAGCAATTGTTTCACGTACTACAGAGAAGTTTTTCACCTTCTCAACATTAAGTGTTCTGTCGTACTTGTCAACCATCTGCTCTTTATGAGAGATAACAAATACATTTGTGTTGTCATCAAAGTTTCTAAGAATCCAACCAAGGTCACTACCACCCTGCTGGTCAAGAGAACCATCAAAGATCTCATCTAGAATAAGGAGGTTAGTATCGACGCTATTCTTAAGTTTAGCAATGCTTCGCCAAGTAAGCAGAAGAGCAATATCAATACGAGCTTTCTCTCCTTCGCTGAAAGAAGCATAGGAAAACTGATCTCGGTATCTAGATTTAATAGTTTCCTCAAAATTTTCATCAAGACTAAAGTTAACGTAAAACTCCATACCCTGAAGATACTGATTAATCAGCTTGTTCATCGTGGGTAGATACTTCTTGATAATTCTAGTCTTAATTCCATTATCTTTTAACAATTGAGAGGCAACACTTAACACATCTTTATCTCGCTTGGAGTCTGTCAACTGGAGGTTGAGTTCTTTTTTCTCCCCAACCATTTTCTCCAGTTTAGTGTATGCCTCTTTCTTATCCCCGCCACCAGACTCTAGGTCTTTGATCTCCTTCTCCACACCAAGGATAGACTTGCGAATCTGATTGATAGCAAAGTTTGCTTGGGAAATAGTATTGTTGCTAGTGGTGATTTCAGAAGATAGTTCGTTCCACTTAGTAAAACGTTTCTCTTCTTCACCAATAGCAGCAAGAAGTTCATTGTACCCTAGAGTCATTTCATCTAGTTTGTTCTTACCAGATGCAATTTTGTCAAGTCTAAAATCTTCAGACAAGTCCTGTGTACACGTAGGACACACATGATTATCCTCAAAGAACTCATGTTCTTTTTGGCATGTTTGGATTTTAGAACTTACTTTAATAAGAAATGTGTTTAGTTTCTTAAGTTTGTCTGAAGATGTTGAATACTCAGCGATCTGTTCGTTGAGTTGTTCGATAACATCACTTGTTTCTTTAATAGAAGCATGATGTTTGTTTTCTTCTTCCAATAAACTAGCAATCTTCTCTTCTTTGTTGGAGATGTCTGCCTTATTTTTCTTATCAAGTTCTAACAAATAGTTCTTCTGGAGTTCGATCTTCTCTTTCAGGAGATCAATCTGATAATCAAACTCTTTGAGTTCTTCATTGTTTTCACGAATCTTGTCCTTAAGAAGGACATTCATCGTAGAGAAGATTTGAATATCCAGAATGTCTTCGATGATCTCACGGCGTTGAGCAACAGGGAGTCTCATGAACGGAACGAACGTCGATGAACCGAGAACTACAATCTGAGTAAATGATTTGTAATTCATCTTGAGTACGTTCTGCTCAAGATTCTTCTGCTGATCTACTGCCGTGCTTTCTTGATTCCAAAGTTGGTCATTGCAATAGATTTCAAACTTGGCGGGTTTGATACCACGAACAACTTTATACTGGTTTCTACCAATGCTGAATTCGATCTCAGTATGACAATCCTTTTCATTGATGCTGTTGACCAGCATCGGTTTGTTGATCTTACGAAAAGGTTTGCCAAACAAAGCAAAGGTGAGAGCATCCAAGATGGTACTCTTACCTGCGCCGTTCTCACCAACGATCAAATTGGTTTTGTTTTTACGAATATCAACTTCGGTGAAGACGTTCCCTGTAGACAAGAAATTCTTCCAACGAATTTTTTCAAATACAATCATGCAATGATATCTTCAGGGGGAATCAATAGATCATCTGGAGTAATTATAGCATACTTTTGGTCTCTGTCCTCACATGCTGTGACAATTACTTCCTCGTCAACTTCTGTTATGTCAAGCGGAATTTTCTTCTCAGTAAGATCATGCATCAGAATGTTATATCTTTCAGCATCATCATACTCCTGGAACAAAGGAATGACTTGTTCACCCACATCATTTACCAGGGAAAACACGCCAGTCTCTTGTCCGTGGAGTGTGAGAATGTACATTAGGCGATTTCGCAGCTTTCAATATATAGAGATTTCATAAGTGACTTAAGGTCATTTTTGTTTACGGACATCTCCACTTCGTCGATATACTCGCTCAGAAGAGTCATCGTATCCTTTACCTCAACATCTGTATCTCCGTCGCTTAGATCTTCTTCTAGGAGGGTCTCAGCGATCTTTACATCATGGACACCTACGTTGTAAAGACGATCAACCAATGTCTCGAACATATGGTAGTCAGTTTTGTTTTCAACGACAATCTTAATGTACTTGTCTTTATAATGCAGCACATCTTGTTTGTTGTAGTCCACACTGGTGTCATCATAGAAGATCTTCTCGAAGATATCATACGGATTTGCGATAAACTTAAGTCGATCACTTTCAGTATCGTAGATATGGAAACCGCGAGTGTCTTTATAATCATTCCAGAACATCTGATAGGGGTTGCCAAGATATTGGACATTGCCTTTCTTGGATTTGTGATGGAAGTGTCCAGACCACACACGTTTGAAGCGATGGAATAGTTTGGGATCCATTCCATGATCCATCTTCATGCCAGGCGTAATTTCAAACCCATCCAGTTCAAGATGACCACAACAGATATCTGCTTCGCTGGTTTCTAGTCTACGGAAAATATCTTCCTGGTTCTCTTTGTTGATCCAAGGAAGCATCAAGAATACTTTCTTACCCATGAGAATTTCCTTGGGTTCAGAATAGATTCTGATATTCTTATACTGCTCCAGAAGAAGTTCTGGAGAGTTGATGCGATTGGTGTTCTTGTAATACGTGCAGTGGTTGCCCAGCAGCATGTGAACTTCATAGTCCTTTAGTCTCTCGAAATAATTTTCACGAACGCGGTGAAAAGTATTAAAGTCCATAGACTTTCGATTATCAAATGTGTCGCCCAGATCAAAGATGACGTGGACACCTTCTTTTTCAAGCGTTGGAAAAAATACATCGTCGTAAAACTTTTGAAAGTATTCCCAGAACGCTAGAGAACCTTTGCGTCCGTCGAGATGTTGGTCTGTAATTAGAGCGATCTTCATTGTGGTTTATGATCCTTCATGCCGTCATGGTTACCATCGCCTGGCAGTTTGCCATATGCCAAGTATTCCACTGCTTGAACAGATCCTTCTAGTCTAATCAGATCTCTTTCAATGCGTTCATATTCATAATGAGCATCCTGCAGTTCCTGTAGTCTATCAACTAGTTGTTCAGTTCGCTTGTCAAAACGCTCAAGCAATTGTTCGTAATTCTCAGTCGGTTTCATCGGTTCATACGGGTTTCAATGTTTTCTTTAATACTACCCATGTCAGAATAGGAAGCATTCATTCCTGCCATGTCTCCTTCATAACGTTCGGTATACATGACTTCTTGGTATCCAGACTTCTCAAGAATCTTACCCTTGATTTCAAGTTGTTTCTTTTCTTTCTGGATGCGACGCAAGAAGGCATAGTAAATGATCTGCGTGAAATAAGCAAAAGGATTGGAACTCTTCTCGGGATCAAAGTTATCAATGTACTGCAAGCAATTTTCAATTCCGTCACAGATCATGTCCTCACGGAACATGTAGTTGACAAAGTTAGGTTTGTAGGAGAGGTGTGTAGCAATCTTCAGAAAACACTCACCAAGGTAATTGGTGACACGAGGACGTTCAGTCCCTGCTTCTGCTGCTGCTCGCACCTTCTTACGATACTCAACAATCGCTGCCAAGAATTCTTTGTTATTAACGTAATACTCTTTGTTCTTAGTCCTTGACATGCTTTTGCTTTGTTTCCTGACACTAGTATAAGTGATCTCAGACAATCTGTCAATAGGGCTTGACAGAACCTCAGAAACTCAGTACAATAACTCTGTCAAGGGTTCAAAAGATAACTGTATCTATTAGCTTCTTTTAAATAGTGATTCTAGATTCTTTCTCACTTCTTCTACTGAACCTACATAACCATTGTTCTTGAGTTTCTTTGTCTCTACATTAAACTCACCATCATCTTCTTCTAGATTACCTAGATAGAATCTTTTGATTCTTTCATCACACTCACTCATAGTAACTATCTGTTCCATCTTCACTATGAACATATCTTCGTAAGATGATTTAATCCATTCCTTAAGAACAAATCCTTCTACACGTTTACCATTCTTTTTAGAGACATGAGTTTCAACAACCATTGGTTTCTCTACTAGTAAAGAATCTTCTTCAGGTAAGTAACATACCTTTGCTACAAGTTCTTCACCAGTAGATAATTTTATTGTTGAATAAAATTCTTCTTCCATTTATTTTCTAAGATCTACTTTTAGTTTTTCATATTTGAAATTCTCTTCTTGATAGATCTTCACTCTTTCGTATAGATGTCTTAAAGTGTAATTAGATCTTTTATCGTTAGAGATATCATCAGCAATATCATAAAGTGTTGCTATATCTTTTCCTTCTCCCTTCCTCAAGACTCTACCAATAGATTGTAGATTACGAACTCTAGACTTAGAAGGTGATGCGAAGATAATATTGTGTAAACGTTTGATGTTGATACCAGTAGAGAAAGTTCCGTATGATGCGATAATGACAGCGTTGTCTTCCTTTTCAGCAATCTCTCGAACTTCTTCTCTGGAGTCTACATCAACTGAACCATGAACGAAAAATACTTTTCTTTCGTCCCCTACAACGTTATTTATCAACTCATATAATGGTTCACCATGCTTTTCCACATAGTTGAAAAGAACCAGGGTATTGCCTTTTAGATCTGCAACCAAATTTTTGATCAGATTGTTTCTCTTTTGACAAGTGACAAGGTACTCCATCTCAGCATGGTAGTCCTCAAAGTATTGATACTCATGCTTGCACATAAGGATCTTGATACGGAAGTTAGAAAGGTATCCTTTCTTGATAAGATCATCCGTCTTAGTTACTTTCTCGCATGAACCAAAGAGTCCTTCCAACACCCACTTGTGTGTCTTACTGCCATCCAACGTACCAGTGAATCCGAATCGGTACTTGGCATTATGCAGTTTAGTCATGATACCAGTCAGACTCTTTGACTTAAATAGATGTGCTTCATCACCGATAACACACTCAATGTCATCGAAGTATCTCTTGGGAAATTTATAGATTGATTGCCAGGTAGAGATGACAACTGGTTTATCAGTATTCTTATCTTTGCCCGAATAAATGGTGTGACAATAGTCCTCGGCATTCCATCCATAGTCTTTGAAATCTTTAATCATCTGCTCTACCAAAGATGTGGTAGGGACTACCAGCAGAATCTTTTTCTTGGTAGCAACGTAATATCTTACGATGCTGTAAATCATAAGCGATTTACCAGATCCTGTCGGTGACAAGAATAACCCTCTATTGTTTTTGAGTGCCTGGTAAACTGTATTATATTGATAGTCTCTAGGTTGATATTTAGAGATCTTATCCATGAAGACTTTTACGCCACCCTTTGACACAAAGTCATTGGACTCCTCCGCTTCGCCATACCATTCATTCTCTTCATACTCAATGCTGTAACGTTTTTCTTTTGCCCATACTTTTAGGTGGTTTAGCAACCCACCATAAAGTTCGCCTGTACCTGGGGAGTACAGACGAATCATGCCATCCCAGTATTTGAATCTGGGTTGCCTCTTTAGAAATTTTGCTTCTGGTAATTCAAAAGAGAAGTAGTCAGATAGTTCATGGTGAATATGAGGTTCTGACTTGAGTGTCAGATAAACCTCATTCTTCTTCTTTACAACGATGTCGGACATTAGTTTCCATTAATAAATCTTTCCCATTCAATCGCATTTTTCACATGGTAGTTGCGAGCAGAAACCTGCTTCAGTACATGATCAAGATAGTTGAGCATCATGTCGATGTACTTTACTTTTGCTTCGATGTTGATAATGTCCTCATCAGCATCTAGATAGACCCTCATCTTTTCAGATGTCTTGATACTAGACCCAAAAGGTTTTTCGGCGTAGACTTTTGCTTCTGCCTCCCCGCCGTAATATTCTCGTTTTTCCTTGAGGGTTTTTCTCAGTTCAAATTCTAGACTGGTCTTTACCTGTGAAAGATCCGTGTAATGGTTTAAGTATTTATTATGCAAGAAAGGGATCTCCATTGAGATCTTTCCCAAGTCAGTTGTATACTGCTTGTTACGGAACTCGTGCTCTACGTGACTATCTTCTCTCCACTCTTTCTTGATGCGTTCAAACAGATGATGTAGTTTTTCAAAGTTCATGCATTAGATGTGGTTCTGATTTTAAATTCAGTATACTTGAACGTGACCTGTGCCGTAAAGTATTCTGTGTCAGTTTGTGTAGCGTCCATGGTCAACCCAGTAAGTGCCACTGGGAACAGACGCTCGAAACTAATAATGTGATTCACATTGTAATGTGATGTGGTGATAAACAATTCTCCTTGAGAAAATTCAATCTCATCAGAAGAATGCTCTTCCGCGCCACCATTCTTTCTAATCCAGTCGTATACGCTCTTGTAGTTTACAAGGTCTTCATCGACGATAAACTGCAGAGTGAGGTCTCCATAGGTAACGCCCCCTCCAGGGGTCACAGGGAAGGATCTGAAGCGTGTAGGAACCTCTGTGAAGGGCATCTGGATCTCTGGGATGCCTGCAGATTGGCAGAAAAAATCTACCCCCTCAAAGAGTTCCAGTTTGAGCTGGAACCCCAACGGAGATAGAAAGTTTCTATTAGTAGGTTGTTCTTTGTACCAACTAGCAGGCATAGTATGTCAGCTTCCCAAGCACTACTATTTAGTCGTTGGGTTCGTAGAGTGGACAAGGTTCTTCCATCAACACTTCGTTCTTTGCTTTGTCGATACGTTCTTTAAGCAACTCTTTGTTGTCTTGATCAAAGAAATCATCAATGAAATCTAAGTCTTTCATTCGCGGTACTCTTGAAGGATGTCTAGAACTCGGTTGAGAGCATCATGTGCCCCTGCTTTCTTCTCGTCGGAGAAGCAGTTGAACATGTCAGTGCTATCATATAGAGCAGTCTTGAGTTTGTAAACTCTGGTTTGAATCTCTTGTTTGTTCACATGTCCTCTCGGCATGGGTTTGCTTCCATCATACACGTATGTATAAAAAAAGGGGACCCTGTTGGGGTCCCCTGACATTCCGTAGAATCCAATATCACATGAGGTTGGTGACTTGGACGCGACGATAGTACATGTTCGCATTTGCGGTGAGGGTTTCGCCATCGGGGGTGCCGTCGTAAGCGCCGTTGGTGGTGACGAATGGGTTGCTGACCATGCCGTAACGAGTCTTGAAACCAATTTTTGGTTGGAAGTTGTTAGGATCGATCGAGCGAACCATCTGGAGGGGAACATATGGGCAGTAGAATAGACCTGCGTCATATGGGGAGGTGCCCTTGTAACCTACGACATAGTAGTGCTTGTCGCTGAGGTTAGCAGCATAAGGATCAACATAGACCTTGATGCGTCCGTTGATGGTGCCAACTGCGAGGTTGCCAGTGTCATCAACTGTACCGATTGCAGGACCGCCTGCACCAGTTAGACCGCTGCTGTAGTCGAGAACGCCTGCCATTGCGAGTGCGGATGCAACGTCAGCAGAGCAGATCAGGAAGTTGCCCTTTCCTCTACGAGTCTCTTGTGCGATTGCGTTGCAGTCGCGCTCGATTTGGAAGAGAAGTCCCTTGAATTTCTCAACAGACCAACGACCATTGCTGTCAACGTCGAGGTCGAAGATACCAGCGTTAGCAACGTTGTTTGCAGCACGAGGCTTAGCAACGCTGTATACGCGACGGACGACTTCGCGGTTGATTTCTGCGAGAACTTCGCTAGACAGGATGTTAGCGAGTTCTTGCTCAGCATCAAGACCATGAATCGCCTTGAGGTCTTGTGCCAGTTCCAAGGTGTACTCAGCTTTGAGTGCTCTGGACTTAGCAGTCACAGAGGTCTTCTCGATGCTGAAGGACATCTCGCGGAACAGCTTACCAGCATCGCCAGCTTGCTCAAGATCTTCGCGAGAGAAACCACGGGGAACCTCGTAGGTGCCAGGGGAGGAATCGTTGAGGAGTGCAGGGTTGTTACCTTCTGCATCGCCACCAACACCAGCGCCTGTTCTAGGAGTATATGCGCCTGTGGTTGCATCGAGACCTGCAGTGAATCCTGCATCGGGCTCGTTGAAGAGTGCCTCTTCTCCGCCCTGGTTCTCGTAGCGGGAACGCATTGCGAAAATCAGACCAGTAGGACCGCTCATGGGTTGAACGCCACAAACGTCATATGCCATCAGGTTAGGCATTGCGCGACGAACGAGGCTGATCAGAACGGGGTCGAAACCAGCGAGACCTGCGGTGTTGCTAGATCCGAGAGCGGATCCTGCAGGAGATACAGTACCAGCGCCGAGGCTGTTGACTGCAACTTCGTTAAGCATTCCACGCTCTTCGCGTAGGAAGCGTTCTTGGTTTTCCAGGAGAACAGAGGTCACTGCCTTCTTATAGCGATCAGCAATAGGAGTAGCTGCTTCGTTATTCAGAACAGGGGACCACTTTTCCTGGAGAGATTCTGCGTTAAACATTTTGTCTCCGAGTTTTTTTGTTAGGAAATGTGGATAGTATTATTTATGAAATCACTGATTCCAGCGGGACATAGCATTGATGTACGCTGCCATTGATGGAGATACATCTTCGGTGCTACCCTCTACTGGAGTTTCATCTGCAACTTCTGCTTTGGTTACCGACTCCTTAGTGAAGTAGGATTCCTTGATGGTGGTGAGTTTCTTCGAGAATTCTTCCTCAGTGGTGTACTCAACGCCCTCAGCAAGAGAAGCGAGTTTTTCTTTCTGAGTATCAGCAAGACCTTCGGAAACTAGGTTTACGATGACCTGCTTGGATGACTCATCCAGACGATTTTGAAGTTCAATATTAGCCTTAACCTGTTCGTTGAGGCGTTCCTCCATCTTACAAAGATCTTCGCTCAGTCCTTCGAGAACGTCAACTTTCTCGTCGGGGACTGCAATATAATGCTCTTCAAAGAGATTCTTCAGACCTACAATGAAGTCCTCGGTAATCTCATTTCTGATACCGCGATCAACATTGACTTGATTTTCTTCAAGCCACTTGTTGACTGCGTAGTTGAGGGTTCCGTTAACTTCTTCAGCGAGTTCCTTCTTGGAAGCTTCAACTGCTTCGTTAACTTGTGCTGCAAAACCTTCTTCTAGTTTCGCCCACTCTTCGTTAAGGCGAGAAGTTACAGCAGCCTCAAAAATTGTCTTTGCCTTAGCAGCAAAGTCTTCGGTGAGTTCGGTGCCCTCGGTTAGAGCAGCAACGTCTGCACTCATGTCTACCGACTCAAACTTAGGTTTGATGGGGTAGGTTACGCTACCACCTTCCTTGGTTCCGTAAGCAATCTCGCTACCAAACTTAGGAGCGGTGCCGTTAGGAAGGTCGGTGTTGCTTGCGCCACGGTTAGGTTCGCCAGAGATGCCACCACCAATAGGAGCAGCAGCCTTAGCACCAGGATTCTCGTCGCCATCCTCATCATGCTCATGAGGAGTTGTGGTTACGCTGTTGACTTCCTGTGGTGCTTTTTGTCCAATTGCAACGCCAGGTTGAATTGGTGCAGCGTGTCCTGTTGCGCCTTCACCTGCTGCTGCTTTTGCATTAACAGCGGTGTTGGACTGACCTGAGGCAGCAGCATCGCCAGGGAGCACAGCAGCAGTCACTGTAGGCATTGGATCTTGACCTGCCTCAGCGAGGACAGCCGCGTGCTCACTAGCAAACTCCTCAAATTTTTCGTTAAGCATATCTGACATTTGAGTTTCCCCGTGTGTTCGTTATTGATTTAATCTATAGTTTATTTATGAATTTAATTTATTAGAGCGCGGAAAGGAATTTCTCAAATGCTCTAAGGGTCTTTTCTTCCAGCGCAATGCGAGAAGAGGTGTCGATCTCGGTCTTAATCTGAGCAATTTCTTGCTCTTTCAAAATGCCGTTATCCCAGACCCACTCTTTACCTTCCATGATGCCATTAACAAAAGCATCAGGTGCGGAAGGATCAGCAACGATGTCTGCTGCGGTAGCAAGCATGAAATCGTCCATAACATAGGATGCACTTTCCTGTCGGTCGATGCTACCCATGCCTCTAGACGAGACACCTAGTTTGACTCCTTCATCCAGAAGGTTTCTTGCGATGTTGCCCATGGGAGTAGCAAGAATTTGTGCCTTGCCCATGAAGTTTGTTCCTTCTGCCTTCAGTGATGTGATGCGGTGAGACACACGATCAAGGTTGACAGTAGGACCATCAGGGTGACCAAGTTCTCCTAGAGCACGACCAGTTTTGATGTACTCTTCGTTGTAACGACCGACTTCTTTTTCCAATACGGAGAAAGGATAGATACGTCCGTTACGATTCTTGATCTCAGACTGCAGAAAGACACCTTCGATATACAGGTGCTTCTTGCCATCCTTTTCTTCGGTAAGAATCTGGATATCTTCGATGTTTTCTGTGATTAGTCTCATTCTTCTTCTGGTGATGGTTCGTCAAAGAAAGTGTTAGCGACAACTTTTTTATAGTCGTCCATACTTTGTGACGCTTTCGCGTACAAAATGTCGGAGATTTTGTCAAGAGCATCCGCTCTCTTCTTATCCCCGATCAAATTAACAATGTCCAATACTTCAGACTCTAAAGGTTGATCACTCATGCTAATGTGTTGAAGTCTAATTATTTATCAGTTTTAGATGCGGAAGGTTTAGGAGCAGCTGCCAATTTCTTCATTTCTCTTTCCGCAGCAGCATCTGCTTCCGCAGATTGAAGTTCAGGTTGGAATGCCTTGTTCTGTTGCTCCAAGTCAGTAAGCATATTTACTTGGACAGGATCAATTGCCATTCCGCTATCGATGTCATTCTGCATTTGAGCATCGATTTCCTTATATTCATTCTCAGTTTGCATAAGAATCTTACGGCGGATGTATTCTGTGGAGAAATACTTACCAACGAAAGGATCCATCTGAGTAGCGAGAGTGATGCGCTGCATCATCATCTCTTGTTCTTTCAGTTCATTGAAGTGGTTGTCAAACAGGAAGTCATATTGGATATGCTCTTCCATGTCATCCCAATCTTCGGGAGTGATGATACCCTTAAGAATCAGTTGAGTCTTGAGAATGTCATGGAACAACTGACTGAAACGCTTGCGGAGACGACCGATAAATTTTGTGAACTTTAGTTCATCACGTAAGATCTCAGTAGACTTACCAAGATTGAAAGCTTTGTTATCGTCAGTAAGACGAGAAGGAGGTAGATTAAGCGAGTTGTAAAGTTTCTTTTTAAAATACTCCACATCCTTGAGTTCGCCAAGGTTTTGTCCTCCTGGGAGAGTAGTGATTTCTGTTCCGCGTCCACCTTCACGACGTGGCAACCAGAAGTCTTCAAGCATAGACATATGCTTTTTGTCGTCACGGATCTCTCCAGTCTGACCATCGTAAACTAGTTTGTTACGATAACGACTCATAACATCACGAAGATATTGTTCTGCCTTTACCTTAGGTAGATTACCAACATCAATGTAGAAGATGCGACGTTCTGGTGCGCGAGATAGTCTGTAGATAACAAGAGAGTCTTCAATCATACGGAGTTGATTGAGAGACTTGATTGCTTTGTGTAGGAAACTCAACGACATTTTTTTGTTGAGATCCATCAAACCAGAAGTAGATTGTGCGATAGCATCCGCAGCAATCTTAACTCCTTCTTGGTTTGTCCAGTCCATTGCTCCAGTAACCATTGGAGTTTGACCTGCAAATCCTTTTGGGTTGTAGAGATAGAACTCGATGTAATCGCCGTAATCATATTGAAGTGCGGATCCTTTTTCCTGCTCGGTTTTGTTTGGATCTGTACCTTTAAGTTTCTGTCTAACTTTTCTGATCTTGAGGGAATCGATGTAACGAAGTTCTAAGATTCCTTTCTTTGGTTTGTCAAGATCAATTACTTTGTGGTAGTGACATTTGCCATCAACATACCAGTTGCGAATAATTTCATGTGCATTCGTATTGAAGTCCATCATACGCAAAATATGATTGAACTCTTCGCGGATTTTTTTCTTAACACCCGCCCCAACTTGTAGATTCTGTAGGTCAACCTCTACGGGTTTGTCGTCACCATCATTAACAACAAACTCATTCACAATTTCATCGATGGCAGTATCCACTTCAGGATGAAGGGACATGTCACGATATCTGCGAATGAGTTCGTACTCGTTTCTTGAATTTTGTCCACCAGACGTATCAACATATGTACCAAAATATCCGCCAGCAACAGTACTGACGGATGCCTCATTGTTAGGAGGGACAGGGGACTGACCCTTCTGACCCTCCTTCTTATTAATAATAAAACCAAATAGTTGACTCATCAGTCGAAAACAGATCTATTCCTAGAACTATTTATCAACCTTCAACTAGACGCTGATCGCCAACGCCAGACTTGACGCCACTGACGCCTGTCTGTGATGTTCCAGCAACTGCCTTCCAGTATGTATACTGGAATTCAACTGTGAACTCTTCGATCTGATCATTGCTGTCATAAGCAAGATCGATCTGAGAAACATTGGTTGGGAATGCATAGTATAGTTCATACTGACGGAGAACTTCACCATCTGTAGAACCATTCTTCTCTAGTTGCTTGACCTTCATGGTTCTGGTGTAACCATCAGTCTCACTTGGTGTGAACAGAGGAGCAGTGTTGCCCTCATGTGTGTTCATCGATGCCAACCACTGCTCGAAGTATCCACGGATCTTCATTTCCTTATCGTTGAAGAAGGTTGCAGTCCATGTATCGAAGGTGCGATCACCAGCGATCTTAACTGTTCTTCCACGGAAAGGAACTTCAATTACACCCAGGTTGGATGCAGGAAGTGCTGCCGACTTGCATAGCAGGTTGACCATATCCTTCTCAGAATCTGCAGTCTGGTCAGGGAATGTGATATCAACCATAAACATATTAGGCTTGACGCCTTGACCGATATCACCGATAAAGTTGCTTAACTTAGTTGCCATTGTTTTCTTTTAACCTCGTTTGATGTTTGTTATGGAACTTTAAAATCAGCGACCTACAACTTCACTGAAGGTAACTCCAGTCTTGGTTGCAGTGAATGTAACTGTGATATAGTTAATCGAGCGTGTTGGTTTTACATAAACCTCAGCAACGAATTCGTTGCGATCAATAACGTCAGCAGTGTTGTTAGACTCGTCGCAAACTACGAGGTAATCGGTGACGCCTCTACGTGCTTGAACCTCAGCGAGGTAAGAGTTAAGAGCGGTAGCGAAACCAGATCTTGTGGTTGCATCGTTCTGCTCGAACAGGACGCCTTCAGCAAGTCTGCGTGCTCTCTTCTCAAGGTTGAGGAAGAGACGACGAACGTTGATACGATCGAATGCAGAAGGTGCTGCAAGTGCAGTCTTATCGCCAAACAAGGTGATACCTTGACCACGCAAAGCGGTGATTGGGTTGATGCGGTTCTGATACAACTCGTCTCTGTCTGCCTTGTTAGGATTGTAAGCAAGTTTGACAGCATTCAGAATGCCACCACGATTCAAACCAGCAGGGGAGTACCAGTCTTCTTGAACGTTAGAGGTTGCTACACAAAGACCAGCAACGTCTCCGTTGCAAGGAATGTAGCGATACTTATCGTTGAAGCGATCATAAACATACTTGTAACCACTATCAAATACAGCATAAGAAGTGGAAGTTAGACCACTGAAGAATGCTAGTGTATTCTCCTTTTGCTGTGTGCTTGTTAGAGCAGTATTTCCAGAGGTTGCAATCTGGTTGCCTTTGTGTGGAGAAACAAATGCGATTGCATCCTTTCTTCCAGCAGCAATTGTGATTGCCTTGGTTGCTTTTGCCTTGGTATCGGTCTCGCTCGCCATGGATCCACCCATGAGAACGAAATCGATCTCGGTCTCTTCGGTATCGAGAAAGAGATCCATTGCAGCACCAAACTGACCAGAGGTATAACCAGCACCATCAGCACCATGCTCTAGTGCATCGTTGAATCCACCAACTCTTGCCATGACTCCAGTTACAGCAGAGGTTAGTTGACCCCATGCTTCGCCACCCATATTTGCATCAACGGTAGGAGCATCACCTGTAAACAGGTATTCAGATTGATTATTGATTACAGACTTGTAGTAGATGTTAGCGTTCTCTTCGCTGGTTGCATCAGAAATTTTGGAGAGATAAGTGAACTTCTCTACAATTGTATTAGCAGTACCAGAGATTTCTCCAGTAGTATCGATAACTGCGAAGTGAACAGCATCTGCAGATGCACCATTGTCAAGTGCGTGCTGAGTGGAAGTAGGACGAGGAGCAATGTCGCTCAGTTTGATTCCTGTAGATCCAATCTCAGTATTGAGATACCAGTCTTTTACTGTAGTTAGACCGACTGTAGCACCACCATCTGTTAGCGTTGCAGCAGAAGTTAGTGTTCCAGAAGCAGTAATTACTAGTGCATCCTCATCACCAGAAATAACTGTTCCAGTAACACCATTGCTGAAAGTGAGGGAATCTCCAGCATTGATTGTGATGTTAGCGGGAGTAGATGCAAGATCGAGAATGTAATCAGGACCTTGGTCAACCAAAACTCCCAGAAGGGCATTACCCCATGCGCCAGATGTTCTTGCAGCGAAGACTTCCGAGTTTCCAGCACCTGCCATCCATGCGGCTTCTGTTGGAATTGCAGCTCCTGCGCTTCCTGTGGTAGCATTTAGAGCACCAGTGCTTTCTGCACGAACAACAGCAAGTCTGCCGCCGTAGTTTAGAAACTCATTTGCAACCAACCAATCTTCTGCATTAGCTTCGGTAGGTCCACCGAAAACAGAAATTAGTTCTTTTTGTGTATTGATATTAACGATTTCACCGATTGGTCCCTTAGTAAACGAAGAGGCGTGAGCAGCACGAATCTGCAGCACACCTGTCACGACAGCATTGGTAAGGTCACGCTCTTTAATTAAAACTCCAGGCGAGACTTGACTTGCCATGTTTTTCTCCTTGGTATGTCCAGTATTAATCTAAAATTATTTATTATTTTGAACTCTTTAAGTGGGGAAACAATGCATGAACACACTACCAGTCTGGATAGTCATTTTTTGAAGGCGTGTCGTTTTTTCTTGAGTTCATGACACGCTTTATGGTGCAATCTTTGCACTCATATGAATATGATGATGGCAAGTCACCCCTAGTTCTTCTTATCAAATAATAATCTTCTAAAAGATTTTTTGTAGTATGACACGTTCTACACTTCCTTTCCCTTAAAAATAAGTGTTCTAATTTGAACTGATCATCTAAATCCATTAGCGATAGTCCCACATATATCCAACTTCTTCTTGGGTGTCTCCATACCAAACAGTACCATCAGTGACAAACCCTTCGTCACCTTCTAGACCTGTAGTGATAAATCCAAATGGTGCCATGTCTTGTTCAATCTGGTTCTTCTGTTCATCATAGATACGCTGACGAATATCATTGTCAGTCATCTCTTTGAAATAATCCTGCTGGACCAACCAGGCGAAGATAACCATACACATAACAAGGTCATCATGGAATCCCTCGTCTGCTTCAAATGATTGTTTCTTCTGGATGAATGTAGTCAACTCATTGATGATGTCATAGTCATTAAAGATAAGTTTGTCATCTTCCACAATAGTTTTGAGGTTGGCACATCCAACCTTCTTAACTGTCACACTCATCTTGACACCTAGTTGTGTCTTGTTACCTGAGAATCCTTGTCCAACAATCTGTCCCGCACGTCCACGCATGGCACACATAAGAACGTTAGGATACTCAAGGTCAAAGTTTAGAATCGATGCTACTTGATCTCCAATATCGTTGACTTCGCAGAGTACCCATGCATTGTTAAATGCTCGGGCAACGTCATTGATAATGTTAGGAAACAGCATCGGTTTTACTTCGTTGTTTCGATACTTTGCTACTATGCGGTAGGGAACTGTAGTAATGTCAAAAACAATAAAAGCAGAATAGTCTCCGCCAACGCCCCTACTAACATCAACAGTAATAAGATATTCAGACTTGTCCTTTGGTTTTTCATAAATGTCAAGTCCTTTGTTTTGGGAGATAGGATCTTCAAATACTAATGCCTTTAGTTTAGAGGCAGCAATCAAAGTGTCAACCGATCCTAAGAATTCACATTCAAATTCCTGTGTAAACTGACGTTCACTTGTGTTCTTGATAGTTTGTTCTTTCCAGTCAGCATCTCTACCTGGCACCTGTGACCAGTGAACTTCATGATAAGTGTATCCATTTCTGCCGTTGACTGCATCTGTCCACATCTTATAGAAGTGGTTCATACCCTGTGGGGTAGAGATGATGATTACTTTGGTGCTCTTACCAGAAGTAATAGTAGGATAAACAGATGCAAAGAACGAGTCAGCGATGTGATTTGGGACGAACGCGAACTCGTCGAGAAAGATGATGTTGAACGACATACCTCGGACAGCACTCGCAGACGTAGAAGCTGCCAATATCTTACTGCCATTTTCTAATTCGATGTTTCCTTTGTTCCATACTACCACACCTTGCTGGATCCATTTGGGCAAGTTTTCATATGCTGTTGCAAGTCTTGCCAAAAGGTCCCTAGCAGTTGATGCTTTGTTCGCCAGGATACCTACGTTAACATTGTCATTAAAAATGAGATAGTGTAGTAGGTATGAAACGACAGTAGTAGATTTGCCAGTCTGTCTAGGCAGCTTGGCAATGTTAAATCTATTGTGGTGGAACTTCTCAATTAACTCCTCTTGGAAGTCCCACATTTTGAATGGCACCAGACCTTCGTCAAGTGAAACGATCTTCACATAGTTCTTTGTGAAGTATACGGGATCTTCTTTACACTTGATAAATTCTGCAACCTGTTCTTTTGTAAAGTCAATCTGAACGTTCGCTTTCTTTAGAAGCGGGTTGCCAAGATAAATCTGATCGGATGCCATAAGAAACTAGTTCACCACTAGTATTTATTTGTCCCACCATTTGGTCTCACCGCCGCCATGATCGTCGGCAAACTTTTCTAGGTCTTCGAGACGCTTTTGCCAGTTGTCTCCTCCAACCTTTCCTCTGCTAGGATTGATACATTGATCGTCTCCTAGATTGTTGCAAACAAGACCTGCGAGATCTAGTTCGTTACCTTTTACTCCAGTCCCAGACCAGTAATGTTCGTTATTGATCCAGATAGCACCACATTTAGGGCATTCCTTCCTTGATAAACTAAGGTCGGACAGCTCTCTATCGTTGGTCATTGTTGAGTTCCTCTATGAGTTTGGCGATTTCTGCATGGTCTTCATCAAGTCGGCGCTTTAATTTCTTACGCATACGTTCCATACGGAACTCAACCCACGCCCATCTTAGTTGTAGATCGACATAAGCAAAAAACCTCATCGTTGCCTCAACTCCCCCTACAGCGAAGAGGATGAGAACAAAGATGAGGATTAAGTAAGCACCATACATGTGTTACATCCAGCTACACCTATTATAAGCTATGTAGGAGAAAATAGTGTAACAATTAGCTACGATTTGTGTCCTTGTCTTGATTTTTAAACTTGCCCTCGTATACCTTAGTCCACGGAGCATAGAGAGGGAGAGGATAGTTCTTCTGTCCCTCTGCTAGTTTCTTATACCAATCAGCATCATATTTTGCCATGTCAACAATTCCATGCACGTAACGACTTGTTAATTCTTGAATCTGGATCGCGAGCAGTTTTCTTAGAAGTTAGCTTCGCTTTCATTCCTTTCATTCGAGCGCAGAAAGATTTCCTACGGGGATTTCCAACCTTCTTGCTTGGTGCCTTAAGGTCTGATCCTGGATTTTCTCTCTCGTAAGACTTGCGTCCTTTTTCGTTGAGTCCTCCAGATTTGGACTTTCCTTCTTTTCTGGTCCAGGCTGCTTCATTAAGTTCCTGTCTGAGTTCTCTAAACGACTTCATATTTATTACCCCATTACTGCTACAGGACCGA